GCGTCCCGACATGGCCCCAATGCACCTCGTCGGGATGGACCTCGAAATGCTCGACGCTGAGGGCGGCAAGCCGGGCCAGCATGGCGTCGATCTCGACCTTGCGGGCGATGAAGGCGTCGAGGGCATGGGCGTTATTGGCTTGGCGGGTCATCGGAATTCTCCTTGGCTCGTGACCCCATACAGGCTCTGTCCGGCACGCTTATCAAGGCAATAAGTGCATCAAAACATTATGTTTTCGGAGCGGGCATGCAGGGCATGAGCGAGCGCCAGTACGCGTCCCATGTCGGCTTGTCGCGGGGCGCGATCCAGAAGGCGAAGACGTCGGGACGGCTGGTCCTGCATGCCGATGGTTCGATCGATGCGCGGGCCAGCGATGCGCGCCGCGCGTCCATGACCGATCCCTCGAAGCAGCGTCGGGATGGAGCCGAGGCCAAGCTGAAGCCCGTCCCCGATGCGGCCTTGTCCGCGGTCGGCGACACACTGCGCGAAAGCGGCATCGCGCCGTCACCGGCCGGCGGCGGAACAACGTTCCTGCAGGCCAAGACCGCCAACGAGGTGCTGAAGGCTCAGGAACGGCGTCTGCGTCTGCAGCGCATGAAGGGCGAGGTCATCGACCGCGCGCGGGCGACCGCTCTCGTCTTTCGACTGGCACGAGAGGAGCGCGATGCATGGGCGAACTGGCCCGCACGGATCGCGGCATTGATGGCGGCGGAGCTCAGCCTCGAAGCGCACGCGATGCAGAAGGTTCTGGAGACCCATGTCCGAGCGCACCTCGCCGATCTCGCCGAGGTCGCCACAGACTTCCGATGAGCTGTTCGCCTTCGAAGGCGTCGATGCGCTCGTCCAGGCCTGGCGCGAAGGGCTCACGCCCGATCCAGCGCTCACCGTCTCGGAATGGGCGGATCGTCATCGGTTTCTGAGCCCGCGCGCTTCGGCCGAGCCCGGGCGCTATCGCACGGACCGCACTCCCTACATGCGCGCCATCATGGATGCGCTGTCGCCGGGCAACGCAGCGCGTCGCATCGTGTTCATGAAGGCGGCGCAGGTCGGCGCGACCGAGGCCGGCAACAACTGGATCGGTTATGTCATCCACCATGCGCCCGGACCCATGCTCGCGGTCCAGCCGACGGTGGAACTGGCCAAGCGCTTCTCGCGTCAGCGCATCGATCCGCTGATCGCGGAAAGCCCGGTGCTGCGCGAGCGCGTCAAGCCGCAACGCTCGCGAGACGCGGGCAATACGGTTCTGTCGAAGGAATTCCCGGCCGGGCTTCTGGTCATCACTGGCGCCAACAGCGCGGTCGGTCTGCGCTCCATGCCGGCGCGATACCTGTTTCTCGACGAGGTCGACGCCTATCCGCCGTCCGCCGACGAGGAAGGCGATCCGGTCGCGCTCGCGGAGGCTCGCACGCGCACGTTCTCCTGGCGCTCGAAGGTCTTTCTCACCTCGACGCCGACGATCCATGGCGTGTCGCGGATCGAGCGCGAGTTCGAGGCGAGCGACCAGCGGCGCTTCTTTGTCGCTTGTCCGCATTGTGGTCACCGCCAGTGGCTGCGCTTCGAACGCCTGCGCTGGGAGAAGGGTCAACCGCACACGGCGCACTATGCCTGCGACGCTTGTGATGGCCAGATCGAGGAGCATCACAAGACGGCCCTGATGATGTCCGGCGAATGGCGACCGACGCGCGACGATGCGCATTCGGGAACAGTCGGCTATCACCTCTCCGGGCTCTATTCGCCGGTCGGCTGGCTCTCATGGGCCGACATCGCCCGGATGTGGGACGCCGCCCAGACGAGCGACGAGGCCAAGCGCAGCTTCAAGAACGGCGTTCTGGGCGAGACCTGGATCGAGACCGGCGAAGCGCCGGACTGGCAGCGGCTCTACGAGCGGCGTGAGCCATGGCGCATCGGCACGGTGCCGAGCGGCGGTCTGTTTCTCACGGCCGGCGCCGACATCCAGAAGGATCGCATCGAAATCTCGATCTGGGCCTGGGGTCGCGGGCTCGAGAGCTGGCTCGTCGACCATATCGTCATTCCCGGCGGCCCGGACAGTGCCGAGGCTTGGGCCGCATTGACGGATCTCCTTGGCCAGACCTGGCCGCACGCCCATGGCGTTCGCCTGAGCCTGTCGAAACTGGCGATCGACACGGGCTTCGAAGCGCCCGCCGTCTATGCATGGGCGCGCCAGCAGGGCTTTGCGCAGGTCATTCCCATCAAGGGTGTCGAAGGCTTCAATCGCGCAGCGCCGGTGACTGGCCCGTCCTTCGTCGATGCGACGGAAGGCGGCCGGAAAATCCGCCGCGGCGCGCGGCTCTGGACAATCGCGGTTTCCACCTTCAAGGCCGAGACCTATCGTTTTCTGCGGTTGTCGAAGCCCACCGACGAGGACGCGGCGGATGGAGCGCAGGGCCCGGCCGGACTTGTACACTTGCCCCAGGGCGTCGACGCCGAATGGGTGAAGCAGCTCGTCGCCGAGCATCTCGTGACCGTCACCACCAAGCGCGGCTTCCAGAAGCTCGAATGGCAGAAGGTGCGCGAACGAAACGAGGCGCTGGACTGCCGGGTCTATGCCCGCGCCGCAGTCTGGATCGCCGGAGCCGATCGCTGGTCCGAGGACAGGTGGCGCGATCTCGAAGATCAGGTCGGCCCCCAGCCTGCGGACACTGACCACACGCACTCGAACATCGAAGCCGGGCGTCTCGCCCGCCCAACCCCGCCATCAACCAAGCGGCAGAGCGACTGGCTCGGCCCACGCGGCAGATGGTTCTGAGGATATGTCATGGCCTGGACGACCGACGAACTCGATGCGCTGAAGCGCGCCTATGCCAGCGGCACGCTCCGGGTCAGCTATGACGGCAAGACAGTCGAATACGGATCGGCGGACGACCTCTTGAAGCGGATCCGCACCATCGAGACCGAGGTCACGGCATCGTCTGGCGTGTCGCGCCCCATTGCGGGCTATGCCGGGTTCGGACGGGGCGAGCGGTGAGCCAGATCACCTTCCTCGACCGTATGGTGGCGTGGGCCGCGCCCGAGGCCGGTGTGAGACGCGCGCTCGCGCGGCGCAGCTTTGAGGCGCTGAGCGGCAAGAACCAAGGCTATTGCCGGGGCTATGACGGCGCGGCCAAGGGACGGCGCACGGACGGATGGAAGACGGCAGGAACATCGGCTGATGCGGAGATCGCCGCCGCCAGCGGCCTGCTGCGGGATCGCATGCGCGATCTCACCCGCAACAATCCGCATGCGGCGAAGGCTGTCTCGGTGCTGGTCAACAACATCGTCGGCAGCGGCATCATTCCGCGCGCTGCGACGGGTGACGCCAGGCTCGACGAGACGGTGGATCGGCTCTGGACCGAGTGGTCCGCCGCCTGCGACGCCGATGGCCAGCTCGACATCTTCGGGCTCCAGACTCTCGCCGTCCGGGAAATGATCGAGGCTGGCGAAGTGCTGATCCGCCGCCGCCCGCGACGTCTCAGCGATGGTCTCTCCGTTCCGCTTCAGGTCCAGATTATCGAAGCCGATCTCCTGGACAACACCCGAACCGGCGATCTCGCCGATGGCGGCCGGCTGCTTCAGGGCATCGAGTTCGATCCCTTGGGCCGACGCCGCGCCTATTGGCTCCATGCCCAGCATCCTGGCGACGCCGTCGTCACCATGCGCCGACGTCTGGAGAGCCTCGCCATCCCGGCGAGCGAGGTTCTGCATCTTTACGAGAAGCAGCGCACGCAGGTTCGCGGTGTCCCATGGGGCACGCCGGTGATGCGCAGCTTACGCGATCTCGATGACTGGACGCAGGCCGAACTGGTCCGCAAGAAGACCGAAGCCTGTGTCGTCGGCATTGTGCTTGGCGCCGACGAAGCCGATCAGGGTATCGCCCCCTCAGTGGTCGACGCCGATGGAAATCGTGTCGAGCAGTTCGAGCCCGGACTGATCGCCTATGCGCGCGGCGGCAAGGACATCCGCTTCAATCAGCCCGCCACGACGGCAGGCGTTGGCGAGTGGCTCCGCGCGCAGCTTCACATCGTGGCGGCGGGATTCCGCATGCCCTACGAGCTGCTAACCGGCGATCTCAGTCAGGTCAATTATTCATCGATCCGGGCGGGGCTCGTGGAGTTTCGTCGGCTGATCGATGCAGTCCAATGGCAGATCGTCATTCCCGTTCTGTGCCAGCCCATGTGGGTCTGGTTCTGCCAGGCCGCATGGGCTGCCGGGAAACTGCCGCGGCCGGACATCGCGGTCGAATGGTCGCCGCCACGTTTCGAAGCCGTGGACCCGCTGAAGGACGCGATGGCCGATCTTCTGGCCTTGCGCTCGGGCACCATGTCGCTGGCACAGGCCATCGCGCGTCAAGGTCACAACCCGGACGCCGTGCTCGCCGAGATCGCCGCCATGAACGCCAAAATCGACGCCCTCGGGCTCATTTTTGACAGCGATCCGCGCCGCGTGACGAAAACCGGCGTGATGCAGGCGGCAACAGACCCGTCGCTCGGCTGATCTCAAGGACCACTTTCATGAACCGACATATCGACCTGCCACCGCTGACGCGGGCGGCGGACCTGCTGCCTGCGTCAATCGATGCGGCCGAGCGCACCATCGACGTGGTCTGGTCCACAGGCGCGCGCGTTCGGCGCAATCCGTTCTTCGGCGATCCGTTCGACGAGGAACTGGCGATGGATCCGCGCGCCGTCCGTCTCGATCGCCTGAACGCAGGCGCGCCGCTCCTGAAGGTGCACGACGCCTCCGTGCTCGACAGCGTTATCGGTTCGGTCGTGCCTGGCAGTGCCCGCATTGAGAACGGCCGCGGCATCGCCCGTGTCCGCTTCTCCGACCGGGCCGAGGTCGAGCCGCTCTGGAAGGACGTCGAGGCCGGGCACATCCGGGCGGTCTCGATCGGCTACCAGGTCCATCGCTTCGAGGTGTCCAGGCAGGCGGGCGCGCCCGAGCTGTGGCGCGCTGTCGATTGGACGCCCTTCGAGATTTCCGCAGTGCCCATCGGCGCTGATCCGGCTGCGGGTTTCCGCGCCGAGAAATCCTCCGAAAGTTCTTTGCCCCTTCACCCCTGCGTCGTCCACCGCGCCGACGCTCCATCCAAGGAGAAAGCAGCCATGGACGACGCTGTGACCGACAACACCGATACTCAGACGCGCCAGGCCGCGCCCGAACTGCAGGATCGCGTGCCGACCACGCCCATGATCGATGCGGAGGCGATTGCCGCCCGCGCGCGCGATTCCGAACGCGAACGGGTCGGAACCATCTACGATCTTGCCGGCCGCCTGCACCTCGAGCGCAGCTTCGCCGACGATCTCGTCAAGCGCGGTGTCACGCTCGACGCGGCGCGCAGCGAGATCCTCGACAAGGTCGCCAACGATGCCGAGAAGACGCGGGTTTCGCCTCAGGTCAGCATTCCGCTCGGCGGCCGCGATGAACGCGTCACCCGTCGTGACGCCGTGTCGAACGCTCTTCTACACCGCTACTCGCCGACGCTCTTCCCCTTGAGCGAACCGGCGCGGGAATATCGCGGCATGACGCTGCTTGAACACGCCCGTGAGTTCCTCTCAAGCTCGGGCGTCAATGTCCGCGGCATGTCGCGCGACGAGATCGCCACCCGCGCTCTCCATTCCACCTCGGACTTCCCCGAGGTTCTCGCCGCCGTGACGGGCAAGACGCTCCGGCAGGCCTATGATGCCTATCCGCGCACCTATGTGCCCTTCTGCCGGCAGGTGCTCGCGACCGACTTCAAGGCGATGCACCGTGTCCAGCTCGGCGAAGCGCCGCAGCTCGTGAAGGTCAACGAGGGCGGCGAGTTCAAGCGCGGCACGCTGGCCGAAGGGCGCGAGAGCTACCGTGTGGAGACCTACGGGCGCGTCGTCGCGGTCACCCGGCAGGTCCTCATCAACGACGATCTCGACGCCTTCACCCGTATCCCGGCAATGTATGGCACGGCGATCGCCACGCTGGAGAGCGACGTGGTCTGGGGCATCATCCTCGCGAACGCCGCCATGAGCGACTCCATCGCGCTGTTCCACCAGAACCACGGCAATCTGGCGAACCCGGCCACCGCGCTCAGCGTCACCGCGATCGGCGCGGCGCGTGCGGCCATGGCCCGGCAGACAGGGCTCGACAAGAAGACCATCCTCAATGTCCGGCCCGCCTACCTCATCGTGCCGGCATCGCTCGAACTCGCGGCCGAGCAGCTGGTGGCGCAGAACCTCGTGCCTGCCCAGACCGGCAACGTGGTTCCGTCCTCGATCCGGACCCTGACGCCGATCTCGGAGCCCCGTCTCGACGCCGCGAGCCTCACCGCCTGGTATCTGGCGGCGAATCCCGCCCAGATCGACACGATCGAGTACGCCTATCTCGAAGGCCAGCAAGGCGCCTACATCGAGACGCGCAACGGCTTCGATGTCGACGGCGTCGAGATCAAGTGCCGCCTCGACTTCGGCGCGAAGGCGATCGACTGGCGCGGCCTCTACCGCAATCCCGGCGCGTAATCGCCGCCGGAACTCTTCCCCAACACCTGACCCTCTCGGAGAAGTCCCATGCGCGGCTACATCCAGCCCGGCAACACCATCACTCTTCCCGCCCCCTATGCCGTGGCTTCCGGCGACGGACTGCTGGTCGGCGCGATCTTCGGCATCGCGACCGGATCGGCTGCCATCAACGCCGAGGTCGAGACCCTCACCGAGGGCGTCGTCGAACTGCGCAAGGCCCCGTCCCAGGCATGGGCCGTCGGCGCGCGCATCTACTGGGACAACGCCGCCCGTCTCGCGACGACCGTCGTTGCATCCAACACCCTGATCGGCGCGGCGACCGAACCGGTGGCAGGCGGCGCCAACGATACGATTGGCCGTGTGCGGCTGAACGGGGTGGCCTAAAGGTCGCCACGGTCCCAGTTGAGGGCCGCGATCCGCGGATCGGCGGCAAAGGTTCCACGCGGAAACTCGAGAGCCTGTCGAGGGAACTCGCACAAGGCCTGGACACCGGACGGGCTCAAGCGGATGCGCCAAGTCTGTCGTTCAAGGATCTGCCGGTCGACCGGCGCGGGCCTTGCGAAGGCGCGGCACATCAGGATCGCGAGATTGGCCCGTCGATCCGGATCGCGGACCGACTGGTAGCGGATCACATCGGCGTCTGCCGCTCGGGCGGCGTCGGCGAACGCCTGGCAGGCACCATAGTCGGTGAGATCCGTCCAGAGGACGTTGTTTTGCGAGAGCGGTTCGCTCATCAGATCGAGCAGCCGCACGCTCGACACCGCAGCCGAGAAGGCGGTGTACTCCGCCGCATCGGAGGGCCAGGGCGTGGCGGGCGACTCGGCAAAGAACAGCAGCCGGTAGAACGCCATCTCGGCGACAGCGGTCGCTGGGTGTTCCGCAGCGTAGTAGACGCCAAGCGTGCGCCCTGCGCGCCGAAAGCGGGACCCTGTCGGATAGATCGCGCCATACCGGAACGGCGTCGCCAGCAAGAAATCGAGATGGCGGCACTCGGGCGGGATCGCGGGTTTCGTCTCCTCGATCAGGTCTTCGAGCAAGGACTGTTCAGCGAGCGTGTCGGTCAGCTTCAAGGTCGAGACGCGATGCTGGGCCTCGACGAGCCGCCAGCACGCGCCGTCGAAGCGGCGGAACTCAGACGAGAGCGCGACGCGCGTCCAGATAGGCGATGACATCGGCAAGTCCGCTCACGGTTTGCACCTTCTCGATCGGCTGAGCGTCGAGAGCGGTGTTGGGATTGACGAGCCAGCTTGCCGCGACCCTGGCGTCGCCTCCCGCAATCGCGTCGAGGGAGCGGAACAGGCGCACGAAGAGGACCGCCAGCTCGAATGGCTTCGTCCCAGGCTCAAGACCGAATTCCCCGCGCTTCATGCGCGAGACCGTCGCCTCGCTGACACCGATGACGGTGGCGAGGATGCGGGCGGTCACGCCCAACTGATCCGCGGCACGAAGAACAGCCTTGGTGACGACCGGACCGGCTTCCGGGCGGGCGGCGGCGGACAGAAGGACTGTCATGGGTATCTCCTTTCTAGAGAAACTATATGACATGAAACTTCCTAAAGAAAGGGAAATCGTGGAGGCCTTCCGTGCTGCGCTCGACGTCCTGTTTGCCGATCCGAACCTTGGCGAGACCGCGCTCTGGCAGGCGGGCGGCGTCGGCCCGGGTGTCCCCGTTCGCGTCATCCGCCGCCGCCCGGACGCCGTGGTCGAGTTCGGCGCGTCCCGCGCCTTGATGGCGACCGTTCTCATCGACCTGTGCAGGACCGAAGCTGTGGCAATCGATGAGGGCGATCTCGTCGTGATCGGCGCGGAGACCTTCAAAATCATTGGCTCGCCGGCATCCGATCCCATGGGGCTCGTCCTCACCTGCGAGGCCGTCAAGGTCTGATCCCATGCGCTTCAACCTCGAACGTCCCGACATGCGCAAGGCGCTGGCGGGCACGCAGCAGGACATCGAGCGCGCCGTCACCTCCGGGATGCGCGACGCGTCAACCGAGTTGAAGGAGCGCTTGCGCGATGACGTCGTCGCCTCCGGACTTGGCGAACGCCTCTCGCGGACATGGCGAGGCAAGGTGTTCCCCGAGGTCGGCGAGAGCGTCGATGCCGCAGCCTTCGTCTGGTCGAAGGCCCCGAAACTCGTCGACGCCTTTGATCGTGGCGTTACCATTCGCTCGGCGCGAGGATTTTGGCTGGCGATCCCGACATCAGCCGCTGGGGCGCGTGGGCGCGGGCCGAACGGGCGCGCATCGCGCATCACGCCCGGCGGCTGGGAGCGGCGCACCGGCATGCGGCTGCGCTTCGTCTATCGCAAGCGCGGCCCTTCGCTGCTGGTCGCCGATACGGCCCGCCTCAACACGCGAGGATTGGCGGCAGCAAACAGGCGCAAGACCGGTCATTCAACGGTGATCGTGTTCCTGCTTGTGCCCCAGGTCACGCTCCGCAAGCGGCTCAACATCGATGCGATCGCGAAGCGGCAAGCCGCGCGCGTTCCGACCCTGATCGCGCGGCACTGGCCGCGATCCTGAAGGCTCTTTGTTCATGCCCTCGAAACGCGAAACCGTCCTCGGCGCGGTGAAGGCGCTCGTCGCCGCCGCCCTGCCGGGCGCGGAGGTGAAGCGCAATCTCGCCAAGCCGGAGCGCATTCCGCCGGGGGGACTGGTCGTGATCCGCGACGGGGATCCGGGCGAGCCGGACGTCACGCTCTCGCCAGTGTCCTACCTCTACACCCATCGCATTCCTGTCGAGATCGCCGCGTTCGAGAGCGCCACGCTCACGCGCGAGGAAGTGCTCGACGGCATGCTTGCCGCCATCGGTGCGGCGATCATCGCCAATCGCAGGCTCGGCGGGCTTGTCGACTGGATCGAGGCGGAAGCCCCGACCTCCGAGGACATCGAGACCACGGGCAGTCAAGCCGGCCGCTTCGCCGATTTCGTGATCGTCGCGACCTACGCCACAGCCGATCCCCTGAACTGAGCGACGGTCCTTCGACTTCGCTCGGTTCTCCGCACCAGAACAGCAAGGAGAATGACCCATGCCTCGCGCACGCGGCGTGAACGCGGCTCTCACCGCCGTGTTCGAAAGCACCTATGGCACCCCGCCCGGCACCGGCTTTCGCCGCATGCCCTTCGCATCGGTCAACATCGGCGAGGAACAGGGGCTGATCGCCAGCGAACTTCTGGGCTTTGGCCGCGAACCGCTGGCGCCGGTCTATGACGTGATCACCAACACGGGCGATCTCGTCGTTCCCGTGGATACCCGTAACATCGGCGTCTGGCTGCGCGGCCTGATGGGCGCGCCGACGACGGTCGCCGCGAACGCCGCCACCGGAACGATCACGCTGACTGCGAACCTTCTTGTCAACGACACGGTGACGGTCGATGGCACGGTCTATACCGCCGTCGCCTCCGGCGCGACGGGCCAGCAGTTCAATCTCGGCGGCACGGCGGCGCTGACCGCCACCGCGCTTGCCGCGATCATCAATCCGAGCGCGAACGTCGCGGCCGCGGCGGTTGGCGCGGTCGTCAACCTGACCGCCAAGGCGCTGGGACCGGGCGGCAATGCACGGACGCTGGCGACGAACGCGCCGACGCGCGCCACCTTGTCGGGTGCAACGCTGTCGGGCGGCGCCAACAGCCACACATGGTTCTCCGGCGCGCAGGCTCTCCCCTCGATGTCGATCGAGGTCCAGCTTCCCGACGTGCCCTTTTTCGGCATGAACTACGGCGCGCGCATCAACAGCTTTCAGGTTCAGGCGCAGCGATCGGGGCTGCTCACCGCCTCGCTCAACATCATGGCGCAGGGGGAGACCATCGCCGCCACGGCGCAGTCCGGCACGCTGTCGGAGTTCGTGCTGGAGCGCTTCGGCCAGTTCCAGGGCGAGGTCCGACGCAACAACGTGGCGCTCGGCAACGTCATCTCGGCGGAGCTCACCTATTCGAACAACCTCGAAGCGGTCGAGGTGATCCGCAGCGATGGGCGCATCGCCGATGCCGATCCGGGCATCATCGCGCTGACCGGCAACATCACGACCCGCTTCGAAGATCGCGTCCTTCTCGATCAGGCGACCAACCGCCTGCCGTGCGAGCTTCAGTTCCGCTGGGCAGCCGGTGCGTCCGCGTCGCTGGTCTGGACCGCGCACCGGGTCTTCCTGCCGCGCGGCGACCGTCAGATTCAGGGGCCGGGCGGCGTGCAGGCCCCGTTCGCATTCCAGGCCGCTATCGATCCGGTGCTGAACCGCGCCGCGACCTGCGTGCTCACCAACGACGTCGCGTCCTACTGACCCGCTTCACCAGGAGTCTCGCATGCTCAAGCTCTCGACACCATCCCGCGATCCGTTCTGGCTCGACATCTTAGCCGGCGTGCGCATCCAGTTCCGGCCGATCTCCGTCGCCGACATGCTCGTCGCCCGCGCCGCCGCTGCCGAGTCTCTCGGCACGAAGGTCGAGGGCGACTTGGCCCTTGACCGGAGCACCACGGTCGCGGCCGGTGCGGCCTTCACGCGTTCGCTCGCCCTGAGCGGAATCGTGGCGTGGGAGGGTATCGGCGATGCCGGCGGCAAGCCGATCGATCCGAACCCCATCGCCATCAATCAGCTGCTCGAGGTCTGGCCTGCCTTCGACGCCATCGACCGGCTCTATGTCGGCCCGGCGCTCACGAGGCTCGACGAAAAAAACGTCTGATCGCCCTTGCGCGCTGGCACTTCGAGGGCGGCGATGGCTACTGCGCCGCCTGTCCATCGCGGTGCGGGGCTTGCGCCTATGTCGAGCACGCGCCCGTGACAGCCGAAGGGCTTCTCGCATGGGAGGTCATCCGCCGCTGCGCGGGACAGGTGCGCGCCGTGATGGGCGGCGTCTACGCTATCGACTTCGGCGCGGTCCTCGCCCTGGCTGAGGCCATGGACGCGTCTACGCCGCTGCTGGCCGACATCCTTCCAGAGATCGAGCCGATCATCGTTGCCGCCTATGGCCGCGACGCCGGCCGTCCCAATCGCGATTGAGCAAACCCGTCCATGTCGACCACCAATGTCTCGATCCGCCTCGGCGTCGAAGGCAAGGCGGAGGTCAAGCGGGCCTTCGAGGAGGTGGGTCAGGCCGGCACGCAGGCCTTCGGGCAGGTCGACCGGGCGCTTGAGAAGACGGGAGCCGCGACCGATCGGGAAACCGCCCGGTTCAAGCGCCTGGCGGAGGCCGCCCGCATGGCGGCGCAGGCCGATGCTGCGCAGGGGCGGTTCAATCAGGTTCTAGGTGTCGATCGCCAGGCGGCGGGTTCGGCGCGCGCTTCGGCGGAAGTCTTCGAACAGGCCGCAAGGGAAGCCGAACGCTACGAGGCCCGCGCGAAAGCCTTGCGCGCTGCCATTGATCCGCTCGCCGCCGCGCAGGACAGGCTCAATGCCGAACTCGCCGAGCATGCCGCGCTCGCCAGCCGGGGCTCGATCACCACCGCCGAGCAGGCGGCGGCGAATGCGCTGGCGAAGTCGCGCTTCGATCAGACCGCGCAGGCGATCAAGGGCGTAGGCGCCAACTCGAAGCTTACGACCCAGCAGGTCATGACGCTTCAGTACACGGTGAACGACGTGATCGCGTCGATGTCCACCGGCATGTCGCCGATGACCATCCTGATGCAGCAGGGCGGACAGGTGACGCAGGCCTTCGGCGGCTTGCGCGGCACCATCATGACGCTCGGCTCCGCCATCGGCGTTGTCGGCGGCGTCATTGCGGGCGTCGCCGTCTCCGTTGGTGTGCTCACGGCGGCGTGGTTCGCCAATGATGCCTCGACACGGGCGGTCGCCACGGCGCTCGCGGGCGTTGGCCGCGCGTCCGGCGCGACCGCCGCGCAGCTGGAACAGGTCGCGCAGTCCTCCGCCGAGGCCGGCAAGGTCTCGGTGGCGTCGGCGCGTGACATGCAGGTCGCGTTTCTTCGCACCGGCAAGATCGGCGCGGAGGAAATGGGCCGCGCCATCGCGGTCTCGCGCAATCTTGGCGTCACGCTCGGCGTCGACACGAAGCAAGGCGCGGAGGAACTCGCCCGCGCGCTGGCCGATCCGTTGCGCGGTGCGGATGAACTCAACGACCGCATCCGGTTCCTGGATGACCGCACCCGCGCCTATGTCCGCACGCTGGTCGACCAGAACAACCGGGCGGAGGCGCAACGCGTCATCCTGAATGCGCTCGCGCCCTCGCTGGCCGACGCCGAACAGGCGGTGAACGCACTCGGCCGGGCCTGGCAGTTCGTCGGGCGCTCGGCCTCGAACGCCTTCGACGCGCTCGGCAAGGCCGTCGATCGGGCGGTGGATGGGCGCACGCCGACGGAGGAACTGGAGCTGCTGCGCTGGCAGCAGGTGCGGCTGCGCGCCAACGTGCGCGGCAATGTCGTGCCGCTCATGCTG